ATCTTTGGGATAACTGAGGGCAACGTCAGTACCCGAGCGCCTGACATGATGGAGACCAAACGTGCCAAGACCAAAAAGTGAGCTGACTGGAGACAGCAAAAACGTTGGCATCCGGCTGACCCAAAGCCAATACGAAGAATGGAAACGCTTGGGTGGCCCCAAGTGGTTACGCAAAGAACTTTCAAACAAACTAAAGGAGAGACGAGATGACAAAGAGCACAGCAAATAACCCACTGGGGATGCAAGTGGGTGGCAACCACTACAAGGGCATGAAGATTCAGCCCGTGCAGTTTATTCACGCAAACAACATTGGGTACCTTGAAGGCAACATCATCAAATATGTTTGTAGATGGAGAGGTAAGAACGGCATGGCTGACCTTGAGAAAGCCAAGCACTACATTGAATTATTGATAGCACTGGAGGGTGGCGATGCTGACACCGGAAAGGAAAGTTAAGGCGGCAGTAGTAAAGGTGTTGAAGACGTACGGTGCGTACTGCTTCTACCCTGTGGCTGGAGGGTTTGGCTCAAGTGGCATACCAGACATTGTGGTGTGTTACAGGGGCAGATTCATAGGTATCGAATGTAAGGCAGGTAAGGGCAAGCCCACCGCCCTGCAAGAGAAGAACCTACAACAGATCAGAGATAGCGGGGGCATTGCTCTCGTCATCAATGAGGAGAACCTGCACACCGTGCAGGAAGTTTTAGACAGTATCTAGGAGATCAACATGGGAACGATTGCAGACGAACTGAAACGAGTTATGAACCAATGGGACACCCCCATTAACGACACAACCAACACAACCAACGCAAAGGAAACAACAGTGAACACACCACAAACCGAAGGCAAGCGCGTCAATATCAAAGACAAACTGATGGTCGTACTCCGTGCCAATCCCGGCGTGAATGGCGTCGAGCTTTGTGATTTAGCGGTAAAAGCATACCCCGAAGTTCCAAAGGGCTCTATCACGTCCACGGTGACACAACTTGCACAGCAACACTACGTGACACGCAAGCCCACTACGGTCAACAACCGTGCGTCATATCTCTACTACCCTGTGGATGATTCGACACGCAAGGCATTGGTGGCAGAGGAAGAACGCCAACTGAAACTTGCCCGTGCCCGTGCAGAGAAAGCCCGTGCCGCCAAAGCACTTAAAGCCGCAAGGGTTACACGCGACATAGCCGTTGCCCCAGCACCTGCGCCAGCCCCTGAACCAGTACCCATCATCAAGTCAACGTGGGATGCCAAGACTGCGCTGGAGGGCATCAGTGTGTTACAGGCTCGTGAGTTGTACACCGAGCTGAAAAACATTTTTGGCAACTGAGGTGAGCAGATACGCAGGGGGGTGGACAGACCCCCGCGCACTTTATGGAGAGGGGAGAGATATGGCGATATCAACAGGCAGAGGCATTGAATCGTGGCATCGCAGTGGGTTTGAGGAAGGGCTCATCAGAGAAGTCAGAAGTCTTTTGGATACCCAAAGAAAAGAACACCGCCAAGATTTGGAAGGGATGATGAATACTTTCAATAAAGAAATGGTGTTACTGCACAGGAAGGTAGACGCAGTGAATGGCTTCTACACGTGGCTGATTGAGGTGTACCCAGAGACGGTGGCGCAGTACAAGGCGCTGATGGACTTACAAAAACTAGGAGAGAACAATGTCACTCATGGATAGTCTCGGGCTTGGTGGCCTGATTTCCAACGGCGGCACGGGGGTGACCAACGCCCATCAAAGTGCCCAGCAAGCAGGGCAGTGGGTTACCACGTCAAACAACACGCAGGGCATATTGCAAGGCCAATACAACGCCGCAATACAAGGCTCATCCCAACAAATGGGGATGACCACCCTACTGCTAGAAAACCAAGAACTTTTGCGGGAAGTAAAAGATGAACTGCTGGACATGAAGAAGTGGTTGATCGCCACATACCCAGACATATACAAACAGTATGTGAGCGTCAAGATGATTGAGGAGGCAAACAAATGAACACAACCGAACGGGCAAACCACCACTATTACAAAACAACTGCGGCGAAGTCGTATGTACCCACGGTTGATGTGGGCAATCAAATAAACACCGCGATGCAAAGTATGAACATGGCAGTCAATGACCATGCTGACCGACTTGACTCAATCTTTATGGAACTGCAAGACCTCAAAGGTTTCTATCAGTGGATGACCGATACGTACCCTGAGCATTTGGAACAGTACCGATCATTGTTGGATTTGGCGAGGGCAGGGAAATGAATAAAACCCCACAAATCATGGGTGAAGTTTTTGATGACGGCCAATTCCGTGGGCACGGCATAGCACCCTCTGAGGTGCATATTGAGAACGGCATAAAGGTGGGAAGATACGTCCTGCTGGATTCTGATGAGGATACTTTCTACATCTTCTTGGATACAGGAGAAGTGGGTGCGTTCAAGAAGTCAGACTTTGAAGCCCACGTTGCCGCCTTTTTTGGATTGAACTTCTGATGAATGTAATCACACTGGATTTTGAAACGTACTACACCAACACCAACTTGGGCTTCAAGAAGCAAACGACTGAGGAGTATGTACGTGACCCACGCTTTCACGCCATTGGCGTGGCGGTCAAGGTCAATGACGAACCAACACGTTGGTGCTCAGGCACACACAATCAGATCAAGGCTTTCCTGAAAACCTTTGACTGGGACAACAGCCTTGCTGTGGCACACAACGCCCTGTTTGACATGGCCATCATGAACTGGCACTTTGATATCCGACCCAAGGGTATTGCAGATACGCTGAGCATGGCACGTGCGATACACGGCACTGAGGTGGGCAACAGCTTGGACAAGCTGACCCAACACTACAAGCTGGGGCAAAAGGGCAACGACACCACGTGGGCAATCAACCTGCGCCGTGAGGACTTCACAGAGCAACAGCTTGCTCAGTATGGGGCGTACTGTGTGAACGATGTGGATTTGACCTATGACCTGTTCAGGACATTGATGCCCATGTTCAAGATGTCCGAGCTGAAGTTGATTGACCTGACCATCAGGATGTTTACAGAACCTGTGTTGAGGCTCGACCCGGATCAGCTTTCTAAACATCTTGTGGAAGTACGTGACAGCAAGGCAAAACTTCTGGCAGCAGCCGGGAGCAGCATTGAAGATTTAATGTCCAACAACAAGTTTGCAGAACTTCTCAGGGGCTTGGGTGTGGAGCCGCCAACCAAGATCAGCCTGACCACGGGCAAAGAGACGCTTGCAATGGCCAAGAGTGATGAGGGATTCAAGGCGTTGGCTGAACATCCTGACATACGTGTGCAGACGTTGGTGGCCGCACGGCTGGGCAACAAAACCACGCTGGAGGAAACGCGCACCGAACGGTTGATTGGGATTGCCAGCCGAGGACTGATACCTGTTCCCCTCTCCTACTACGCCGCCCACACAGGACGGTGGGGTGGTGCGGACAAACTGAACTTCCAAAACTTCCCGTCACGTGGCGATAACGCAGGGAAACTCAAGAAAGCCATCCTTGCACCCGAGGGACACATCATCATCGACTGCGACTCATCCCAAATTGAAGCGCGGGTGCTTGCATGGTTTGCGGGGCAGAATGATTTGATTGAAGTCTTTGAAAAGAACAACGCTGAGATTGCGGCAGGGGTGAAAAAGAAAGACATGAAGTTTGACCCCTACAAACTTATGGCGGCACAAATCTACAACAAGCCAGTTGCAGAAGTTTTAGACACCAAGGAAAATCCTGAACGGTTTGTGGGCAAGACCACCATTCTTGGTGCGGGGTACGGCATGGGGGCGGTTAAGTTCCAAGCCCAACTCAAGACCTTTGGCACAGAGATTTCCCTTGAAGAAGCCGCCCACATCATCAAGGTGTACCGTGATACATACCCGTGGATACCCGCAGTTTGGAAGTCAGGTGGGCTGGCCATCGAAGCCATGTCCAAGGGACGTACTGCCACGTGGGGCAACGGTGTTGTGGAGATCGGCAGGGACGGCATCCTCATGCCAAACGGCATGTACCAGCGGTATCCAAACCTCAAAAAAGTTTTAGACAAAGACGGCAAACAGCAGTATATTTACGACTCCCGCAAGGGAGCCGTGAAGTTGTACGGTGGCAAGTTGACAGAGAACATTTGTCAGGGCTTGGCACGCATCATCATTGGCGAACAGATGTTGAAGATTGCCAAGAAATACCGTGTCGTGCTTACTGTTCACGATGCTGTGGCTTGCGTTGCGCCCAAAGAAGAAGCTGAAGAAGCAATGGCATTTGTGATGGACTGCATGCGTCACGTGCCTGAATGGGCAAAAGGAATCCCGCTGAATTGTGAGGCGGGGTATGGAGAAAGTTACGGAGACTGTTAAGGTAGTTCATGAGCAAAGCGCCATCGTGGAGTTATTCCAGCATTACGTTGTTTGACCAGTGCCCCAAGAAGTATTACCACCTGCGGGTGGCCAAAGATATCAAGGAGCCTGAGAGCGATGCCATGATGTACGGCAAAGACCTGCATCTGGCGGCTGAGAATTACATCCATGAGGGAACGCCCATCCCCGCAAAGTATGCGTTCGTCACCCCCATGCTGGACAAGCTCAAAGCGATTGCTGGTGAGAAGCTGGTGGAGCACAAGATGGGGTTGAAGAAAGTGGACGGGCGGCTTGTGCCATGCGGCTTCTTTGACAAGGAAGTTTGGTATCGGGGGGTGGCTGACCTGCTCATCATTGACCGTGAGAAAGGCCAAGCCCGTGTGGTGGACTACAAGACAGGCAAGAGTGCCAAGTATGCTGATGTGAAACAGCTCGCACTTATGTCAGCTTGTGTTTTCTTGCACTTCCCTGAAATCACCAAAGTAAAATCTGGGTTGCTTTTCGTGGTGTCCAAAGAGTTCATCAAAACGGAATACAAGGTTGAGACTGGCCTCAACATCTTCTCAGAACTTGATGGTACGCTGGTGGCCCGGGAGACAGCGTATGAGACTGGGGTGTTCAATCCCAAAAAGAATTTTTCTTGTAAAGCGTGGTGTTCAGTGCTAGATTGTCACCATAACGGAAGGAACGTGTAATGCCGTATAAAGACAAAGCAGACCGCAATCCCAAGCATGAATGGGAAGTGGAAAAGAAACGTGCTGGTGCGCATGAAGCTCGTATGGAACGCCAACGTGCAAGACGCAAGCTGGACAAAGAAGGTGTTGACCGCACAGGCAAAGATGTTTCCCATCGTGTTGCATTGAGCAAGGGCGGCAGTAACAAGCAGGGTGTGACGCTTCAGTCACCCTCAGCAAACAGATCATTCAAGCGCGGTGCAAACCACAAGGTGGTGTCAGAGACAAGCACCAAGGAGCGCAAGAAGAAATAGGTTTAGCATAGTGCCACTGACGTAAGGTGTGAGTGATACGTGGCACGGGTGGGTTGAGAGCCCTTCCTTCATAGAGACAACCGCACCAGTCAGCACGGTGACCCCCCCTTTCACACTGGGAACTGACCGTCACACCCACGATACGGGTGGCTTACCCTCCACACAGCATGTTTGGAGTGCATAACTATCGGAGAGTGCATGGAGATCATTGACAACAGGGCGCTACTGCTCAAGGTACGCGACCCAGACCGTATCACCACCGTGATACCAAAGAGCAAAGTCATTGAGGATGACGGAGTGACCGCAAGTGTGCTGGTCAACTGGGGGTTGGAAGAAACGATTGTCTTGAAGAATCTCAAGATCACGGCACCGTCACCCATCAACGGCACGTACAAATGGCCGGGACTTTTCAAACCCTTTGACCATCAAAAGACCACATCATCGTTTCTGACCTTGCATCGCAGGAGTTTTTGCTTCAACGAGCAAGGCACGGGCAAGACTGCCAGCGTGATTTGGGCGGCTGATTACTTGATGACCCACGGCTTCGTCAAGCGGGTGCTGGTCATTTGCCCACTGTCCATCATGGATTCAGCGTGGCGTAACGACCTGTTCAAATTTGCCATGCACCGCAGAGTGGACGTGGCGTACGGCAAGCCGGAGAAACGCAGGGAGATCATTGGGGGTGACGCTGAGTTTGTGGTCATCAACTATGACGGCGTGGAGATCGTGTCGGAGGCCATTGCCAACGGTGGCTTTGATTTGATTGTGATTGACGAGGCCAACGCCTACAAGAATCCTCAGACCAAACGCTGGAAGATACTGAACAAACTGCTCACACCGAGCACGTGGTTGTGGATGTTGACTGGCACACCGGCATCCCAATCCCCAGAGGACGCATACGGGCTGGCCAAGCTGGTGAATCCAGATGGCGTACCAAGATTCTTTGGTGGCTTCCGCGATCAAGTCATGAACAAGGTCACGCAGTTCAAATGGGTTCCCAAGCCAGATGCCAACAGCACCGTGCACCGTGCCCTTCAACCTGCAATACGTTATACGAAAGAACAATGTCTCGATCTCCCGGAGATGACGTATGTAATGCGTGACGTGCCGTTATCGGCACAGCAGGAGAAATACTATGAGTTGTTGCGCAAGCAGTTGATTGTGCAAGCGGCAGGAGAGGAGATCACCACGGTCAATGCGGCGGCAAACCTGAACAAGCTATTGCAGTTGTCGGGCGGTGCAGTGTATTCAGACACGGGTGAGGTAGTTCAGTTTGACGCAAGCAACCGACTGGCGGTGTTGCGTGAGGTAGTGGAGGAGTCAAGCCACAAGGTCTTGGTGTTTGTCCCATACAGACATGCCATTGAAGTTGTGGCTGAAGATTTGAAGAAGCATGGCTATGCAACGGCAACCATCCACGGGGGTGTGCCAGCAGGTAAACGCTCAGAGATTTTTGAGAGATTCCAAACGACCGACAGCCCACAAGTGTTGGTCATTCAACCGCAAGCGGCATCACATGGAGTCACGCTCCATGCCGCCAACACGATTGTTTATTGGAGTCCAGTAATGTCCGTAGAGACATATTTGCAGTGCAATGCACGGGTGCACAGGGCAGGTCAAAAGAACCCAACCACCGTCATTCACCTGCAAGGAAGCGGTGTTGAGAAACGAATGTACACCATGCTTAACAACAAGGTTGACATTCACCACAAGATCATCGACCTATACGGGGAAATACTGAGATGACAATTCTTGACATTGTAAAATTTAGCTGTATCATTAACGCATAAAAGCAAAAGGAGAGAGAAATGGCCGAAGACATATCGGTAGATAAACTCGTCGCCGCTTACATCAAGATGCGCGACAAACGGTCTGAACTTCTCAAGGAGTATGAGACCGCAGACAGTGGTGTCAAAGAACAGATGGAAATTGTGGAAGCCAAGTTACTTGAGCTTTGCAAAACCATCGGAGCTGACAACATCAAGACCCAACACGGTACGGTGATACGTGGTGTCAAAACCCGTTACTGGACAAGTGACTGGGCATCCATGCACAAATTTGTTTTGGAACATCAACTGCTTGACCTTTTGGAAAAGCGTGTGAGTCAGTCCAACATGAAACAACTGCTGGAAGAAAACCCCGACATGATGCCGCCCGGTATGAATGTCGATTCCAAGTATTCAGTAACTATAAGGAGAAACGCAAGTGGAAGCTGAAACATTAACCGTACAGGAGGTCGCAAACTATTTGCGTGTCTCCCGACAAACGGTATACGTGATGATTCGTGCGGGTCAAATCCCGCACTTCAAAGTAGGCACAAAGGTACGCATCAAACGTGCTGACCTTGAAGCCTTGACCAACACCAAACCACAGGAGAAACCAAATGAGTGACCAAGAACTACGGATTGAAGCCATGCGTTTGGCGATCAAACATGCTGAAAATGTAGAACATGCGTTTGATGTTGACCTAAAGCATATCGCAACAGAAATTTATGAATTTATCAAAGGAGAAACCAAATGAGTGAAATGACCCTGTTCAGTAAAGGTGGCAATACCCTCCCAGCCCACCTGCGTAACCTTGAGCTTGATGAAACTACCAAAGCCTTGATGGGCTCAGGTGGTGCAAGCGGCAAGCGCATCTCAATCAAAGGCGGCGTGTTCCGCATGATCGTTGACGGTAAAGAAATTGCACAGAATGAAGACCGTGCAATGAACATCGTTATCGTTGCGGCCAACGCCAACGTATCCCGTAGCTACTATGAAGACACTTATGTTGAAGGACAAGTCCTTGCACCCACATGCTGGTCAAATGACGGCATCAGCCCTGACACCAAAGTCAGTGAACCCCAATCAGGCAAATGCGCATCATGCCCCCAAAATATCGCTGGCTCTGCTGAGTCGGGCAAAGGTCGTGCTTGCCGTTTCAGCCAACGATTGGCAGTTACCCTTGAGAACGACCTCAAAGGAGACGTGTACCAACTGACGCTCCCCGCACAGTCAATCTTCGGTAACGTTGACAACGGCAAGATGCCATTACAGGCATACGCTAAGTTCTTGGGCAGTCATGGTTTGCCAATCACAGCCATCGTGACCGAGATGCGTTTTGATACTGCAAGCGCAACACCCAAGCTGACATTCAAGGCGGTGCGTCCATTGGAAGCTGATGAGATGGCAGTCGCACAAGAGAAGGGTCAATGCCCTGAAGCCAAGACCGCCATTGCCAACAACCCAGCAACACTGGATGGCGCAAAGCCCAAAGCCGTAGCCGCACCTACACCTGCCCCTAAAGCGGAAGCAGAAGAACCAGAAGTGGCAGAAGCGCCAGCGGTTGAGCCAACCAAACGCGCCAAGAAAGCCGCACCAAAAGATGTGGCCGACATTTTGGACGACTGGGCTGAGTAAGGAATTGGGGGCTTCGGCCCCCATCTAAAACTATGAACAACAGAGGCTATTCAAAAAAGTTTGCGACTGCGAACAAACAGGCTGACCAAGCGCACGTGGGCGTGAAGTTGGGCAAGGTTTGCATTGATCGGGATATTCCCGTACCAGATGTTGCTGAGTACCTTGGTGTTTCCCGTCAGGCCGTGTACATGTGGTTTCTAGGCAGAGCCTTACCCCACCCAGACATGCGCATGAAGATTATTGAGGTCACCAAAAAACTCAAAGAGCAAAGTAAACAACCCTGAACATTACTTGCCGCCAGCAGGTAATGGTCATCACAAAAGCGAACAATGACAACACGGATTCCCTTTCTTTCCGCAGTGCTTGCCGACGACGGCATGTATTGCGTTGTTGGATTGAAGAAAGGTGCACCACGGCAGACATTTGTAGAAACCCTCGAAGAAATCGACGGGGTGGTAGATGGATTGATTGCGCAGGGGTACGATGCGTACTTCGGATGTGCCAAGTATCTGAACGCCAGTGAAGGGCGTACAGCACAGAACGCAAAATGGTTTAAAGCCTTTTGGCTTGATCTGGACTGCGGAGAATCAAAACCATACACAACCCAAGCGGAAGCAATCGACGCCCTACGGCAGTTTGTTAAGGACACTGGACTTCCAAGACCCATACTGGTCAACTCAGGACGTGGCATCCACGCATACTGGGCACTGACTGAATCAATCTTCTACAACGACTGGAAGCCAACAGCCGAAGCGTTCAAGAAGTTCTGCTCGGCATACAACCTACATGCTGACCCAGCCGTCACCGCTGATGCGGCACGGATACTTCGTATCCCAGAGACACTGAATTACAAAGACAGCCCACCCAAGCCTGTGGATGTGCTGGTCACGTCACAACCTATTGCATTTCAAAAGTTCCAAGCCATCGTCGGCGCAGGTACTGAGGAAGCTGACCCAGCACTGCCATTTGCCGCACCCACACACCGCCAACCAATAGATGCCACCACCCGCGCATTGATGGGTAACAACGTGTCAAGGTTTGGCACGATCATGCGCAAGAGCGCAGATGGCAAAGGATGCGCACAGCTTGTTCATATCTACCGCAACCAGAGCGAAGTTGAAGAACCTCTGTGGAGGGCAGGACTGTCCATTGCCGTGAACTGTGAAGACGGTGAACTGGCCATCCACAAGATTTCTCATGCCCATGAGGAATACGACCCCAAAGATACAAAAGAGAAGGCAGATGCCCTGATTGGCAAGCCCTACAAGTGCGCAACATTTTCTGGCCTGAACCCAAGCGGATGCGCTGACTGCCCAAACAAGGGCAAGCTCACTTCACCAATTCAGATCGGTGCGCAAATCGCGGCGGCTACTGCCGAAGACAACATTGTGGTGATGCGCAACGCCACACTGGAAGAAGAAATCACGGTTGAGATTCCCTCATATCCGTTCCCATATTTCCGTGGCAAGAACGGTGGCGTGTACCGCAAGGGCATCCCCTCAGACAAACCAAAGAAAAAAGATGATGAGGACGATGACGAAGACCGCGACATTCTTGTATATGAGTATGACTTCTACGTGGTCAAACGTTTGACCGACCCTGATGCTGGAGAGTCGTTGTGGATGCGACTGCACATGCCCAAAGACGGCATACGGGAATTCTCTGCGCCCTTGGCAAGTGTGCTTTCCAAGGATAAATTTCGTGAAGTCCTTGCATACCAAGGCGTCACTGCGTACAACAAGAAATTGGACAACATCATGGCATATGTCACCCGCTGGGTAAACGAATTACAACAAGTTTCAGAAGCTGAGAAGGCACGTCAACAGTTTGGCTGGTGCGACAACGACAGCAAGTTCATCGTGGGCAACCGTGAGATCACGGCGGCGGGAGTCAATTACAGCCCGTCATCCACGGCAACCGCAGAGTTGTCCACCATGTACAACAAGAAGGGCTCAGTCAGCGAGTGGTCGAAAGTGGCCAACAACTACGCCAAGAAAGGCAATGAGGTACGTGCGTTCACCCTGTTTGCAGGGTTTGGGTCGGCACTGTTCAAGTTCACCAAGCTCAGCGGTGCAATCATCCACCTGACCAACAACGGCTCAGGCGTGGGCAAGACCACCATCCAGTACATGGTCAACAGCATTTGGGGGCGACCAGTTGAACCCCTGATGAACCAAGAAGACAAGTACCTTGCCCGTATGCACCGTGTGTCTGTGCTTGGCAACATCCCAGCGACCATTGACGAGTTGACCAACATGGCTGATGAGGAAGTCAGCAACATGGCGTACAGCATCACGCACGGGCGGGGGCGCAACCGTATGCAGTCCCAAACCAATGCTGAGCGGAGCAACACCCTGCGCTGGGCGCTGATTGCAATTACATCTGGCAACAAGAGTTTGTACGATCAGTTGTTCAACCTCAAAGATTTCCCAGAGGGCGAGTTGATGCGGGTACTGGAGTTCAACGTCTCCAAGAACGACAACATGTCCAAGGCTGAATCGGACGAGGCGTTCAACGGCATGTACGAGAACTATGGCGTGGCTGGTGATGCGTTCATGCGGTATGTGCTCACTAACTTACCCGAGGTCATCAACATGCTGGGCAAAATCCAGCGTAAGTTTGACAAGGCGGCAGGGATTACACAGCGTGAACGGTATTGGTCTGCCGTGGCCGCATGTGCCCTCACCGCAGGGCTCATTACCAAGAAGCTGGGTCTGCATGCGATTGACGTGGCCGAGGTGTATAACTGGGCGGTCAAGACGATTGGCTCCATGCGTGTTGAGGTGCGCCCCGGCGTGGCTGGCCCCCTTGCTCAGTTGGGCTTGTTCCTGAACGCTCACAACAACAATATGTTGATTGTGAAAAGCACGTCCGACAAACGCTCAGGGATGTTTGAAGTGCCAGTGCGGGAACCCCGTGGGGAACTTATCACACGGTTTGAGCCGGACACCAAGCATTTGTTCATCAGCATCAAGGCACTGCGGGAGTGGTGCAGTGAGAACCAAGTGTCGTACAAGGCGTTGACGGATGAGCTACAAGTCATCGGAGCCGGGCTGGGTGTGATGAAGAAGTGCCTGTCCCGTGGCTCAGATATGACCACACCCGCCGTGAGTGCATTGGTTGTTGATTGCGCAAAAGCAACAGTGCTTGACCCTGAAGACAGCTCACCTGTACGTTCACCATCTGATGACGATTTACAATAGCAATGTGCCAGTAGTTATTGAATGGCACAAGTTTGTAGTGGGAAGTTCTTTTTATATCCCAACGCTAACGCCTGACAAGTTGGCGAAAGATATTCAGAGGGCGGCCCACGTGCGAAACATGAAAATCAAGTTTCGCTTTTGCCTAGAACGTGGTACGCAGGGGGTGAGGTTCTGGCGGGTAAATTGATCTTGTGCTAGAGTTCGCCTAGCAACTGATCTCCTCTCTCCTTTGCGTTGCTACTCCTAGACCCCCCGGCTAAACACCGGGGGTTTTTTTCAGTCCTCAAGTTCCTTGATGGATTCCTCAATGCGGGGGCGCAGTTTGCTGTCCAACTGCACGCCGTGGTACATCTCCTCAGAGATTTTGTCCCGTGCCTTGACTGAGGCAGTGAGGGTTTTGCCGCTGATGCCCAGCTCAGGATACTTCTCACCCAGTGCAAGCAGTTTGTCCTCAAGCTCATTGGCGCGGTCATAGTCGCCCTCACGTTGTGCCACGTAGTATTTCTTGAGCAGGGATTTCTCTTGTTTGCGGATTTCGTCACCCATTTTTTTGGCGTATGCGTTGATCTCGTATTGAGCCAACAGGTCGGCAGGGGCAAAGCCCAGCACCTGCATGGCGGCGTTGTAACCGTTGACTTCACCCATCACTGGGTCACCACGTAGTGTATTCACACCTTCGGTGGCGTAACGGATACCTTTGAAAACGTTGCGGATGGCAATAGGCAACATGGCCTCAACACCGCGCTCAAAATGCCCGTCTGCAATCAGTTCCTTGGCGCGGAAGAAGTTGTTGACGATGGCGTACGGTGCACCAAGGACTGCCTCCACAATGCCACTCAAGGCGCTGGCATCTGCTTTGTCGTTCTTGTTTTCACGGTAGATCAAGTCAGTCCAGCCCACACGGTCGGCAATGCCAAGGTTGGCAATGTAATTGACTGGGCCTTTGAACGCCATCTCACCCAGATACTTGCGCATTACGGTGTCAAAGTCTTCTTCATCATCGTCTTGCAAGGCGTTGTATGCGGTTTCAACAATCCAATACAAGGGTAAACCCTTGACACCAGCAAACAGTGAAGTCATGAAATAAATGCCAGCCAACTGCCTACGGGCGGCGTAGATTTCCTCAAGTTCTTTACCTGTCGCACCTTCAACGGGCAGCGAACGCTTTATGGTGTTGAACAACATGTAATACATGGTGAAGCCATACCGTTTGAACACGGTGAGAACTTTGCCTATGTCTGACTGACCGATGCTGGGGCCGGACTCAGTGTGTCCCGCACCGTGCGCAAACTCCACCAGACGGATGGCTTTCTCAATGGCTTGTTCCTTGTTGCCACTCTTGGACATCTCCAACTCGTATGCGGCAATTGCCGTGATCTCACGGTTGTAGCGTTCGGCTTGGTGGAACATGGAGGCTGACAAGATTGCAACTTTTTCGGCAATACCTTCGGTGCTTTTTGGGTCAAGAGCTTCATGCGCCATCGACTCCACCAGCAGACCGAGCTTGTCCAAGCGGCCAAACAAATCCTTGTACTGCGGCAACTTGCCGTTACCAATCAGGTTTGCAACGGACATACCCACACTGACAAACCCGCGCTGTTCAACTTCCTGCCCGTTGATATCCACGATCTTGCGGGTGATACCGCTTCCGCTGAACAACTTGGTAGCCGCCAAAATTGCACGGCCCGCGTTGGCAAACCCATAGACACCGCCCAACTGTGGCAGAACGATCAGAGGCACTGAGGTGGTGTTGACCACTGCGGAAGACACGTTACCCGCCAAGTTGAAGTAGAACGCGCTGGAGCTGGCCAACCGTGCCCAGTTAGCAAACGTGGGGCTCATGGCAAACTCACGGCGGTTCTCCAACTCTTGCCACAACTCTTTGGCACGTACACCGTCATCCCCGCGCAGCAGAGCCGCCTTTTCTTTCACATCGTCCAAAAGTTTTTGCAGGGGTTCGTTGTAGCGCATACGTGAGAGCTGACGTGCAGTGCGGTCAGTCACGCTGGAGAAAGCCTTGGCCACATCACGCTCATAGCCGGGCGTGCCCTTACGTGTTTGGAACGATTTGAGCAAGCTGGTCTCAGGCAAGGCGCTGACGATCAACTCAAGGAACTTCTCAACGGCAGTATCTTCTGCACCGCCATCCTTCATGATCTTGACGATCTGCGCGGCTACGGTTCCACGTGGAACGTTGCGGGGCTTCATGCTCTCCACACGGGAGTATTCTTCAATGCCAGTATGGCCTGCGGCTTCCGCTTCGGCTTTTGCCCTACGGCGTTCAGCTTGGGTATCAAACAGGCGTTGCACAGTTTCATTCGTGTTTTTATCCACGTACTGCATCCAGTACTCACCAGAACGGAACAGCGGCGAGTAATGGTCGATGCCCATCTTGGTGATCTGGTCGATGATCTTCTGGTACGCAGTCATCGCCTGAGCTTTGTCTTCAAAGGTGGCGTCCATGTGGTTGCGGATTGAATCCTTCAACTCTTTGAACAGCACTTTGAACGAGCTGAAATGGTCGTTGTACAGCTTCTTCTCAGCTTCAGTCAGCTTGTTGTACCGCTTGTTCAGGTCATCCCATGCGGCCAGCTTCTCAGGACTGCCTGTGTATTTACTGCGTGGGGCGGCAGGGTTCACATCCTCCAAGGTGGAGTCATTCACCAAGTCACACCAGAAGTCGTAATTCTTGGTTTGAGAGAACTCTTGCAGACGCTCTTTCAACGGTTGCAGTTTGGCAGACAGGTTCTGGTAGTACCCAGCCATCTCATTCACGGTGTCTGCAAACTTAACCGAGGAGTCGCCAACCAACTTAGCACCAACTTGGCCCAACGCCGACAGGTTCAAGAAACGCTGTGAGAACGCACGCAGGGACAGGCCAGTCTTCTCCAAAGAGCCAAGGATTTCAGCGGCTCGCTCAGGAGTCACCAGTGTTTGGTTGCTGATGATGCGGTCAGTGCCGTTGAAAATCCGTTCCGCAATGTTGGGGGTGTGGATTGATTGTGCGTACAGAGTGTTACCTGTGCGCTGGTCAGGGGGCACACTGACTATCTCATTGAGCAGGCGGTCAATCGTATCTGTCACGCCCTCAGATGTTTTGGGTTGGAAGCCAAGCGCCCGACGGATCACGTTCATGATCTTGTCCCAGATGGACAACTTGTTGCCGGGAGCGTACTTCTCACTGAGCTGCGTGCGGAACGCATCGTTACTCCAGAACTCAGCCACAAACTCTTGCAAGTCCTTAGCACCGTATGCACCGTCAATGTCTGCCTTTACAGCATCAAAGATTTGTTGCAACTGGCGGGTGACAGGATGCGATGGGTTGTCGATGATGTGGGACAGGCCAGCATGAGCCGCTTCGTGCAGGATTTCATACTCGGTGGCGTTGTTTGGCAGGTAGATTGTGTTGGTCTCTGGGTCGTACTGGGTTTTCTCTGCGCCGTACACCAGCTTCACGTCACCCATCAATTTGGACAACACGCCAGCAATCTTGCCTGCAAACTCCGATGAGGGGCTGTCGGCCAAGGCTTCCAAGGCACCGACCAGATCACCCCGCGCCAAGAGTTCAAGAACCGCAGGGTGCGCTTCATTGTGCAGTGCCGCAGTCTCAGGGGATGCGTCATATCGGTCACGACCATCATTCACGATGCCATCAAACGCATCATCAGTTGCTTCACCAAAGTACACGTCATCAATGACTTGTTGCAGGGAGGCTTTCTTCTCCGCTTGCTTTCCTGTCTTGACTTGCTCTTTGGTGGCCTTCTTTACTTTTTGTTGTTTTTCCAGCTTTGCAGCCGCAGCTTGGCTTCTGCTGTTTTCTTTTTCATAAAGTTTGATGTGCTTGTCCAAGAAGCTAACAGCTTCTTTTGACATGTTTGCACGAACCCACTCAGCCGCTCGTTTTGCATGGATGCCACCTTGTCCTTTAAAAAATTCGGCTTCGGCTTTGGTGCCGAACATCATCTCTGGCTCGCCTTTCAGCGAGGTCATTTTGGAATTACGGTACGCAGTTGGCTGATACACCAAGTCATTGGCAATTGATTTCAGCGCCAGCTCAGGAACTACCTTGCCAAAGTACGCTTTGGCGTCTTTTTCTTCCTGTGTCAGCTTGGCTTTCTTGCCCAGTTTTTCATTGGCAACGGCTAAATCTTGAGCAAACGTAACAGCAGTCGGTGCTTTACCCTCTTCGGCAACGGCAATTTCAGTAGCCGTACGAGGAGCTTTCTTTCGTCCTTTAACAACCTTGGGAGCGGCAGGAGCAACAGGAGCAGTGACAACAGGAGCAGGTTCATTGGGTGCCTCGCTTACTGCAACGGCTGGCTGTCCTTCTCCGACAGCAGGCCCTCCAACATCCTCCCCAGTAGAAACCACTCCATCTCGTTCAGGTGTTGCAGGGGTTTCGGTGGTGGCTCCATCAGCGGGTTTGCTAACCACGCCAGCGCCTCCTCCACTTGTGTCGGTGACAGGTTCTGCAACATTTTGATCTCCAAATGCAAACGCACGGGTGGCCGCTTGTTGCTTGGCCTTGGTGGGGGAAGTAACCTCAGCCTTCATCTCTGCACGGGCATCTTCAACTTCTTTGCCACGGCCATCGGCATACAGGCTGTCCAAAACTTTGGCGTAGTTTTCTTCGTTGACATTGGTCATACCCACTTTGGCGGGGTCTTCCATTGTCTGAATGAATTGGCGCACACCATCAGGTGTTGCCATGTCCACGCCAAGCAACGAGCCGCCAAGTTTGGATGTGGCTGGGATACGCAGAGCTTTGAGAACGTCAACGGTCACTGGGTCAGCAGGGGCGTTTGTTGCCCCCATGTCGCCAAACGCAAACCCACGCATGCCTTGTTCTTGGCTAACCTTACGCTCAGTCCGCGCCTTTTCAACTCCGGGGGCAAACATGCCGCCCGTGCCGGGTGTTGGCTTGGCTGTGCTGAACGCACTCTCAGCAGCTTTCTTGGCGTCTATGGCGGCGATCTCGTCCTTGGCTTTCTGTACTTGGGCTTCCAAGTCAGCATACGCCTGTGAGCCGGGACGCAACTCATCCATACGAGCGGCCAAGGCATTGAGTTCAATCTCACGAGCTTTGCGTGCCTCGTTGTCCGCGATGGCGGCTTCCATGTCTTCTTGTGTGCGGCCAGCCTTGGGAAACTGCTCGTCAATTTGTTGCTGCAACGCAGAGGGGCCACGTGCGGCTTGTGCCGCAGCTTCTGCCTGTGCTTGCGCATCAAGAGCTTGTTGGGCTTCCTTGGTGGTGGCAATGTCTTTCTTGGCTGTGCGGTACTCCGACACGCCTGTGGGCACCCCAAACCCTGCACCACCGATTGCGCCTTTGACGAACGCTTCTTTGTATTGCTGGATGTTCTCAGGGGACAGCAAGTCTTTTGTGCTGCCCGCAACTTGTTCTGCATAGGCACCGATGGCCTCTTGCGTAGATTCGGTCAAGCCTTCCGTAGCGGCTGACTTGGTAGCGGCAACGCCAATGGACTTCCACACCTTTGGTGCGGCACCGGATTCTTTGGCCAGCTTCTCAATGACCTTCAACTTACCGTAGGGGCCAAGCGTATCCAGCACATTGCCGGGCACAACAGAGTCCAGCGCAGCACTCAAACCACCTGTCAGAGCAGCAAGGCCGGGCTCAAACTTACCGGTTTCACGGTAGATGCCCTCAAAGATTTCAGGAGTGTTTTGAGCGTATGAGCCCAAGTACACACCGCCGTACATACCAGCACGACCACCAGCTTCAGCAGCTTTTGTAACTCCAGCCAAGGCTGCACGGGTAGGGGGGCCAGCTTTTGTTGCCGCTTCCAAAGCGGCACGTCCAGCAATACGGCTACCCAATACCTCACCACCAACACCGGGGACGATGGCAGTGGCCGCAGTGGGCACCAGCTCACCAAGGGTTTCTGTGGCGTATTCAACAGCTTCAAACGGACTGGCAATTTCTTTATATGACTTGAACCGTGTAGGGTATTTGCGCTCCAACTCTTCGCGGGTGGCTTGTGCTTCACCCATTTGTTGTGTTGCGTAATCCTCAAACCCCAACGCACTGCCAGCCATTGCTGGGAGGGTATCTCCTAAAGCGATACCTGTTTCCCCCACAGAACGCATGACTCCACGCTTAAAAATCGTGCCCAAACTTGCTTCAGGCTTTGGAACCGGGAAATCATATTTTTCCGCAAGCTTCGTCACCAGTGACTGGAACTGTTCTGGGGATAGCCCATCAGGGAATGAAACATCCCCGATCTTTGGAAACTTAATGATTGTTGGCATGATTACTCTTGGAGGAAATCAAATACAGACTTTGCGCCACCACTTGACGCAGTTGCAGTTGAGTCTGCATTCTGCTGGATTACATCCTGAATGTACTGGTTGCGTAATTGGTTGTACTGATACTGCCCTTGTATAGGGCCAAGTTGTTGCACCAGCTCCGCTTGTTTACGGCGGTTGGCGTTGTCAAAATCAGCGGTTGCCCTGCGGCGTACGTCAGCCAAACGTGCGTCCGCTTGCTTGGTTTGAGCCACGGCTGAGAGTCCCTTGACGCCCAACAACTGATTGAACTGCTGGGCTTTCTCTTTACGGCCTGCGCGGGCCTCAGCCAATGAACCTTGTTGGTAAGCGCCTTGTTGTGCCAGCTCTTGCTTCTTGAGTTCAAGCTGCTGTTGCTGCATCTGCAACTGACGCACGTTGCTGGCGTGTTGAATAGCTGCGCTGGTGTCGCTCCTATCCAAAGAAATTTTGAACTTGCTGTACTCAACTTGCAAACGTGCTGCGTTTTCATCAGCGGCTTGCATGAGCTTCTGGCTCTCAGCAACGGATGCAGACAATGTGGGAGAAGCACCTGCGGCACTTTCCAAGAACCGAGCACCGGGTTTAGCCGCACCTGCGGCCATTGCAAAACCAAATTCAGCCAAGGCTTTACCCAAGGCTTGCTCTTTAATTTCTTTGGATTTGCCAGATTGTTTCTCAATCATGTCCTGAAGACCTTTGAGTTCATCGGCGTTCTCAGACTTTAAGTACTCCTTCATCCGTTTCATGGACGCCATTAAGTCAGCTTCTGAAAAGCCTCTTTCAGCGGCGGCAGCTTTAATACCCGCTGGGATAGCAGGCAGCTCTGCGCTGGCTTTAGCTTTGGGTTCAGCTTTTGCTGCTGGCAGTTTGATATCCGATGCGGCATCGAACCCTTGGTATGAGCCACGGCCAGCACCTGCGGTAGATGTTGTGGGTGGTTTTGCAGTGGCGGCGGCTTTAGTTTTTTCTTCAGCTAAGCCTCTCTCATATCGTTGACGATTTTCCAAAGCAGCTTTGGGAGTCAAGAAGTCTCTGATGCCACTCAAGGTAGGCAGGTTGTACTTTTCTTCTGAGCCCAAATAAGGGTCAGTTACCTCGCCACGATCAGCAAACGCCACGATGCCACCATCAGCATATTGTTCTGCCAAGCGGTCAGCATATTGGTCAGTGATGCCAGCGCCTAAGCCATTACGCATAGAGGCACGTTCTGCCAACTCAGCTTCAATCATCTGCAACTGGCCAACATCACGGCGGCTCATGGCCGCTTCACGGGCGGCAGCAAGTTGTTGATCGCTCAACTTGGCCAGAATATTTTCAACATTGCCTTCACTGGTCACGCCACCATCAGCATACGAATTCACTTCGCCGCCTTCAGCCATGAACTTGCTCAGGCCGTAAATGCCAGTGCCCAAGCCAGCCAACTGCCCCAGTGCAGAGCCTTCAGGTTGGTACATCTGCGTCACGCTTGAAGAACCAGTGGGCGTACCACGCAACAAGTCGGACATGAAGCCCAACTGCTTGTACGGGTAGTTTTGTTGGTTCTGGAAATTCTGATAGGCGATGTCTAAATCTTTTTGGCGCTGGGCTTGTTCCATGCCGCCGTAAGCAGATTGAAGCTTGTTGATATCCATGCCTTGTTGGAACTGCTGGCTACCTAATTGGCCAAGCTGTCCGGCAGCTTGTATGCCAGTCTGAAGCCCTTGCAGACCGAGTCCCGCACCGTACTGACGAGACTGTTCACCCAATTGCTGGGCTTGC